AAATACCAACTTTCATTATAAGTGGCTACAGAAATACCAACTATCTCACCATTACCAACCACAGAGCCAGAGCCTTTTAATTTTAAATCAGGATCTCTAGTCTCTAAGTCTATTGCAATTTCATCGTAAGATCTAAGATCAGGATACTCTGTTGGTTGCACCCACTCAGTTTGTGGTATAATCATTTTTTCTTTTCGTCTTTTATTTTAAGTAATTCTAGTTGACAATAATGTATTATCTTCTTTATGTCTTCTGTTCCGCCTTTACGTTCATAGCGGCAAACGTATTTTATAACGTTCCCCTGAAAAAACGACAAATTGTTTTTTGAAATAAACTCATAAGGTTGTATAGGAAACTTAGTATAATGATTTCCACCCACCTGAGTGTATTGAGGAAACGCTTCCTCAAATATATCTTTTGTTGTCATAGTTGATATTCCTTTATTTTCTTTTTTGCTTTTAATTTGTATAGATTATTACGTGCTCTTGTAATGCCCACATACCACACTCTATGCTCCTCATCTTGTTTGTCAACACTTAAACTAATGCCTTTTTTAACTTTTGATCCCTGGTGCATGGATAAAATTACATTATCTCCTTCTCCACCTTTTGCTGCATGAATAGTTGATAACCAAATTCTAGCAGGTTCATCTAGCTTTTCGTTTGTTGATAAAAGATTACGTAAGTATAGAATTTCTTTTTGGTCTTCGACAAATTTATCAAACCATGGAATCTTATCATCCCAATCACCATTTGGTATGTAGTCTTTAACTTCTTGTATTTCTTTTTCATCTAGCTCACCTTCGTTTCTCCATTTAGTGTAAGCCACAGCAGCTTTGTACAAACCAACTTTAAAACTTTTACCTTTGTTACTTTGATAATAATAATTTTTATTTTTTAAATCTTTCATTATTTGCAATAGATTAGATTTAGTTCTAGTAAGAATTAACCATTTACCTTTTGTCAAGTCTACTTGATTAATATCAGCTATCGTTTGACAATCTCCTTCATAATCTCTGGAATCGTAGTATTTGTATTTTCTAACACCTTGTATTTTCATTATTGGAAAATTAGATTCTAGTTGCACGGACACTGATACTCTTCTTGATTGTCTTAAAACTATTTCTTTTGCAGGTTCCTCTACAAATCTTTTAACATCTGCACCAGCCCACGCAAAGATAGCTTGATCATCATCACCTGCTAGATACATGTGCTCTGTGTGGTCTTTTAATTTATCGTATAATTTCCATTGTAGTGGAGATAGATCCTGTGCCTCATCTATAAATATGGCTTTAAATTGTGGTATTTTATCTGAGTCTATTACTCTTTTTATCATGTCATTAAAATCCACTAGTTGATTATTTTGTTTATATTTTTTTAAATTTATTGAGATATGTTTTAGCGTATCCCAATCTATTTCTTTTCTATCATGTTCGTTTCTGTCAAACTCTTTTCTAATATCTATATCTTTGTTAATAGATCTTTGTATCATCTGAAAGTATGGATTATTACAAGTTAAAAAATGTGTTTCTTCTTCGTTATATTTATCTGAAAAAGAAACTCGTATTCCTAGTTGTTTACCCAACTCTTCGTAGTGATATGGTTGCATAATGTCTTCATCACTCAAACCTAGCAGGTGATAACAAAAAGCATGTAAAGTTTGAAAGTATGGAACTTTAGATTCAGATACACCAATTCTACTCCTAGCTTCTGCCGCAGCTTTTTTTGTAAAAGCAAAGTATCCTATCTTATGATAGGGTACACCTTTTCTAACGTAAGCTTTAACTCTTTTTATTAGTCTATAAGTCTTACCTGTTCCAGGTGGACCAAAAATTTTATTGATCTTTTCCATTGGCTTTTTTAAATGTGTCAGTTAAACGTCCTTTCCATCCATAGTTACCAATGTGCGTGGTTTCTCCGTCAGCTACTCCGTAAAATTTAAAACCAGATTTTCTAATTAAATTACAAAAGTTAACATCTTCACCCCACCAGTTTCCATTTTTATCAAAGGTGGTGTCCCAAAAATTATAAAAATATTTGTTAGCTTTCTCTGATACTATTTCTTTTTGTTTTATTTTTAGATTTGGATAGTCTTTAATTAATTTTTCATAAACTCTTCTATGCACTAAAGTTAAACCTGCAGGTCCTTTTGTTAATTCAACTAATCCTTTTTCATCTATTAAAATGTCAGTTGGGTCTTCAAACTCTACAGAAAATTTTAAAGTTTGATCTTGAGTTTTTTTACGATAAGGCACACAAATAGCGTCTTTTTGAGCTATAATCATTCTACCCACTACGTCAGGTTCAAATTCTACGTCCGCATCTAAATTTAATTGATAATCATATTCTGTTTCTAAAAACATAGCTGCTAAAACATTTCTACCATATGCAACATATGGACATTTAAAAGTTTGAACAGTTGCTTTTATTTTTGCGGCAGTAAATTTATCCATAAGTTTTATTAAAGATAAACAGGTGCCAACTTGCATTGTGTCATATGCAGGCATTGATATACATACACTCGGTGTCTTCATACTATATTCTCCTTGTTTTCTGATTCTATAAGTTCGTCTGGTATTTCTTCTTTCTGTAGTCCTTCTTTAGGAAGTTTTAAAACTCTAATTGGCGGAAAAGAATCTTCGTTCTCACCTTTTGGAAATCTTTTTTTACAATCAAAGTCTCCATTAAAATATTGTTTAATCATGGTAGCCGTTCTGGCTCTTTCCTTAGTCCAGTCCCCTCTTTTTAATTCATCATAAAATTTATCATAAATAAAATAGTAAAAGCCATCGTCTTCTAAAACAGCCCCTGTTTTAAAAGATGCATAGGTTCCAGCTTTTGGTCCGTTAACAAAATCAAATAATTCTTTCTTCAACATGTCCATAGGATTAGTTCCAGCTGGTGGTTTAATTGTTTCCATGTTAGCCCACAAAGTATCTAAGATAGTTTGATATTCATTTTGTTTTAGTATCGGTGGGAATATTGGTGTTTGTTCTGCTATCAATGCCCGCATCTCTTTCATCTCTGCTATTTTTTTAATATGTTTAGCATGTATCTGTACGACTTTACCATCTGCTAGATCTACATTTATAAAAAACTCTGGATCAGGTTTGTAATCCATCTTAATTAAACCAGAAACTTGTGGCCAACTTGTGCTTCTATGACTACCAATACCAAACTTTCTTTTTAAACAAGTGCCCTTTGCACAATAAGAAGAGATAGGTAAATCACTACATTTAAAACCTTTAGTTTCATTCTTCCAATATTTTATTTTTTCTTTTACTTTTCCATCACCCCAAACAGTATCGTAAATAATATAATTTCTAGCTGCTTCTAAAATTTTATCTTCCCAATTGTCAGGATATTTTTTCTTTGCAAACACCATGTAGTTATATAAAAATCTGTCTCTTTCATCTTTTAATTTGGTGCTTGATTCCTGTATCTCTTTGCATATCATTTGTAAACATGGGGGACCATCATGGAACTCCTCTGGCCCACCAGTGATTATTTCTTTTATTTTTTTAGATCCTATATCTCTTAATGTTTTTTCTGTTTGTAAATTTAATTCAACAACTTTTATAAAAGTATCTAAGTCCATTTTACTGCCATCTGTTTTATAAGCTTTACGTTCTGTGCTTTTGTAGTATGGTAAATTTATAAAACTACCAGATGTCTTCTCATTGTTTTGATTAACACCTAATTTTGTTTGCTTTGGAAATATTTCTGTATTGTGTGGTAACTTGAATAAAAATAAAAGATTAGATAAAAACTCTCTTATCAAAGTTGCTGGCACTCTTTCTTTTGTAAACACATAAATGTGAAGCCCACCACTTTTTGATTCTATGGGAACCACGGGTAGATTTTTGTTTTCAATAATATCTAAATATTTTTTTAAATTAAAACTTTTGTAATTTTTTGGATCCACGTCAATGGCACCAAAGCTTGCTTTGGCATCATCATCACAAGGTTGTATACCAATAGCTTTCTTACCATCTAAATGGTCTTGATAATCTTCGTCTGTTATATTTCTTTTTGACCAACCATAATCACCTGGATCAAATTTAATTTTACCAGAATCAGGGTCAACATATCCTTTGTCTACATTACAGAAACCATAGTCTCTTTGCAGACCACTAAAATACTTTCTAAATTGTATCAAGGCGCCTCCACTCTCGCTTTGGCGCCTTGCTTGCAAGTGTACTCATTAAGTACTCGGTTAAACTATATCTTGTTTAGCTTGAGCCTTCTCATACTGAGGCTTTGCAGAACCTTTTGATACAGTCTTTTGAAGTTGTTGTGCAACTTCGTAAATCTCTGCATCAGCTTTTTCTGCAACATCAAGATTTCTAACTCTTGATGGCTTGTAAACATGCCAACTCTTACTACCAGCTGTCTTGCCTACAGTTTTCAAATTGTAAACAGCAGCATACGCAGCAGGATTAAAAGAACCATCTGAATCTGAGAATCTAAGATTCTTGATTAAATTATTAAGTTCTCTTGCTGGCGTTAGATTAGAAGATCTCATGGCTATTACTGCAGGTTTTAGTTCTGAGTCAACCATAGCTAACACATAAAAATACGCAGTCTTCTCTACATAATTACCATTTGGTAATCTGTATCTACCATTTTTTTCTTCAACAGCATCCGCCGGAATATCCATGTGAGTTCCAACCGGAGCAGATGCACTGTCTCCTCGCTCCTGCCATTCTGGATATCTAGTTTGAGAATGTGCTATCACTACATCTAATCCTTCATTACCGTCAATTAGTTTCGTGAAGCCTGCTGCATATATCATGCCTGGCTTTGCACCATCAACGTATTTAGGATCTCTTTCGTTACACTCTGGTGAAAGTTGGTGTAGAATTTTTAGAATCGGTGTTGATACATCATCCGATCTAATTTCTTCAGCACCTTTACCTGAGTCTGATCTTAGATTTATAGTTGCAAGTGATCCTGCACTATTCTTTTTTACTACTTCTTTTTCCATATTTACTCCTTGTTAGTTTGTTAGTTTAGTAGTTTATTTGGTTTTTATTTTCGTTTGGTTTCCTTCAAACGTGTGAAACAACTCTGCAGGTATGGCCCCACCTTTTTCGTGAAACTCCTGCAGAGCATTTCTTAGGGTTCCGGCATGAACAGCTACTTGCCGATCGGGTTCATAACCTTGTCCTCTTGCAAGGGTCGCATATTGCTCCGCCTTGTTATCTTCGTCGAGACCGAATCTGACTGTGATATTGTTTTTCACAATCGCTCCCATTCCCGATTTTCGAAGCCAGTCAAATGCCTCTGGTTTTTTTTCTGCAACTATAGAGGCACCAAATATATTTTTTACAGCTATCTGTGATCCATCTTTTAATGTTAAAGTTTTTAAATTTAATTGGTTCATCAGATCTGGAATTATTATGTTTGCATAATATTTTTCTCTGTCTTTTAAATCTTTTAATTTATTTTCTTGATTAGTAATCTCTTGTTGTATTTCTTGAAGAGTATTTATTTCTTTTGAGAGTTCGTCAGGGTTGACGTTTGACACCTGATTAGGTGCATCTTTACGTAAGTCTATTGTCATCTTTCTCCATATGTGTTTAATAGTTTAATAATTTTTTATATCGCGCTTATCTGTATATACACAAATAGAGTGGTGTCAACTTATTTTTGATAAATATTTAT